ATCGCCTATTGGGAAATCAAAGGCGAACTGTAACGACACAGCCCTGCCATGCGGGGCTTTTTTATGCCTGTTAAAAAGCAGCCTATAAACTTTCGTGTGTGGTGAAGCCGCTTGACTTTGTGTGTGGTGAGAGTACAATGGTAATAGTTGGGTGGTGTTGTGCCTAACGTCAACGAAACTTTAACTGGAGTTAAAACTATGATTGGTACACGACCTTTGTTTGTTATCGCGCAGGAGATTGAGGAGACATGGGGTAACGTATCGCCCTATGCTAGACCATATCTCGACGCAATGAAATCCCTAGTCACACCAGCACAAAACTACTACGAGGATTCAGGTGTTAGTGTAGTGCTGTACTTCCTATCCAATGCCTCACACTGGCGCGGCGATCATGCCCGTCGAATCAAGGCCGAACTAAAGGAGATGGTGTAATGTTTGTTATTCAAAAAAGCGAAGCGCCCAGTCCTCTCAACATTCGAAACCGTGGTAGCAAGTGGCGTGATCTATTTGAGTCTATGCGTCCTAACGAATGGGTTCGTATACCCAAGGAAGGTCGTGCTCGGGCGGCGGCGGCAGCCTGCACTTATATGCGTGGTCGTTATTCCATGTATCGTATCGACACTGTGACAGGTGACTACTGTCTGTTGAAGTTACGTTAATCTAACACGGGGTCAGGGATGGCCCCTATTTTTTTAACTGGAGTTAATGATGATGGTACTAACGAAAGAGCAACGCCGCGCACTGTTGAGTGTGTGGCAACGTGGTGGGTCAGACTTGAGTTACCTACAGTTTAGGCGTAGTGTTGAGTCTGGTTTTTGTATGGATGGTGCAGTCGTAGTGCCGTGGTGTGGTATGTGGCTCGCCATTGAGACTGATGGTTACACCCATAGTTAATTAGGTGCGGGTAATAGAGGAGGAGTAAGTGATGGTCAGTGTATCCAAGATGAGTGGTAAGTTGGCGGGTATTCCTGCTATCAATACCAACACGGCAACCAATGCGTACTGTGTCAAGCAGTACAAGAGTGGTGGAGCGGACAACATTTGCACGATGTGTTACAGCCAGCGGATGCTGAGTACCTATCGTAAGAATTGTCAACCATCATTCCAGCGCAATAGTGACATACTTAGTAGTGATAGGGGTGTTGACATTCCCAAGATCAACGCCGCATTCGTGCGGTTTCATGGTCACGGGGAACTTATCAACGACACCCACTTCCTCAATCTGTGTGACATAGCGGAGAGTAATAGTCACTGTACGTTTGCACTGTGGACTAAGCGAGTTGACATAGTGCGTCCGAACAGGCATCATGTACCTGAGAATATGATTCTTGTTTATAGTAATCCAAAGATTGATCGCGTGATGCGTAAGCCACCTCGTGGTTTTCATCGTGTGTTCAACAACGTCACTAAGAAGTATCGTGGTGATGCAAACTGCACGGGGCAGAAGTGTATCGACTGTCAACTGTGCTACAAGTTCGACACGGCATCAGTCATTGTCGAGCACGTTAAATAAATTAACTGGAGTTAAATATCATGGGTTGGAGAAGAAGTGAAATTGAAGTGTATCACTGCATTGATCTGTCTGATTATGACGATGAGATCATGGAGTACATGGAGCCTGACAACATCAACGAAGCTATGGAGATGATGGACAGGTGGGGCTACAGTGATGGAGACATAATCGAGCATATGCTTGAGGAGCCTGATGCGTTCTTAGCTAAGGTGTCGAACGTACTGACGGTGGAGACTGCACTGGAAATGGTCAAGGATGTGTACGAGTATGGTCATAGTATTCAGGTGCGTAACCTGACTGCCAAGGAGAACCAGATCAAGGAGTTGAAGCAGAGGGTTGACGATCTGCTGGCGTTGAACCATACTGTAATAACTGAGAAGGAGGAGACTACTGATGAGTCCTGATCTACTGACAGAACTGCGTAACTTCAGGCAGGACTTGCGTGATCTGAAGGCCGACAACCTGAGACAGATGCGTAAGTACAAGCGTGATAGGTTCGATACTAGCTTAGGATCTTTCATGCACGGCATGGCAGTGGGTAAGACAGCACCACTGTCACGTATTGAGTGGATGATAAGTATGCTGGAGGCAAGAGATGATACACAGAACGTTTGACACTGAGCTTGACTGCCCGTGGATGACAGTATGTGCCACGATCAAGTACTCGTTTGACGAGATGACAGGTACGGTTGATGATTACTTCATACGAGTACGTGGTCAGCCTGTTACTGATTGGTTCAACTCGTCTTACATTTATGATCTTATTGCAGATGACATGGAGGAAAGAGAATGAGTATTCATACATTTGATTTATCTTTACCTGAGTATGCAGCACCGTGCGAACGGCCTGTTGTTCAGACACTGATAGACTTACTGCTAAGGGAAGGTGGTGTGGTGTCTGTCTACGACGAAGAGGAGGTAGCCATACACAAATCCAGCGACAAGACTGAGATACTAAAGTCAATGTCACAAGCAGGGTGGGACACCGTAGAGAGTTACCATCATGACGGTGATCTGCGTGGTTGGTTCTCGTTGATCTACAACAACGGGTCAGAGCATGAGCCTATGGTTGTGATCTCTGACTACAGTGCCAACGAGTGGTGCGAGAATGTGTACCGTAAACTAGACGAAGCCTTCGGAGGTATTGAGATATAACATGAGAGATGGTATGACATACAAGGAGATAGCTGAGGCACTAGGCATCTCCCGTCAGTCAGTGCAGAACATAGAACGCAGGGCACTGTGGAAACTCAAGCGGTCAGGGAAACTTGATCAGTTTCTTTGTATTCTTGACATGGAAGTCAAGGAGTATTACGGTGAAGAAAGCAGGAGGATTAAGCATGGAGAGTGGTAACGAACAAAGACTTGAGGCAGTAGAGAAGTATTCATTCGATGACTTAGAACACCTAAGAAAGTTTACTGAATGTTTGTCTGGTGCTAAGTTCATGGTCCGTAAACACACTGACTACGTGGACGAGGACGGTGACATCGTAGATGAAGCTGATTCGGTTGAGTCGTACACATCTGTTGGTGTGCTGTACACAGACGGTGATAGTGGTGTCATGGAGTTTGGTTTCTCTGAGATATACGAAAACGAAGGATACCAGATTAAGTTAATAGATTGTCAGTGGTGTGACATAACACCAGAATATATGCTTGCTATTAACGAGGTGTTCATGCACCCTAATCTGTACCAACATGGTGAGGTAGAGGTGTTTGAAACTCCTTGTTGTACTACCTCATGGGACAGTGACGAGTTGAATGAACGTATTATTAATGCGAAAAAAGACCGAGAAAACAGGGTTACATTGCAGCACTGAGTGTGGTATAATCTCTATATAGATAACTAAGTATTAATATTATTACTAATACTATTACTAATACATAGGAACTACGTAGTATGACTAAAGATGAAATGATTGAAGAGTTGCTTGAGTACCAGTTGCAATCTGTTCCTGCTCTGGAGTTGATACAGATGTACATTCAGTTGACTCGTGCTATGATGAGCGAGGAGTTGAGTGACGATGAGGTGCTCGACAAGTACACAGAATTGTTTGGAGATGCGGAGGCACTACACTGATGGCATTCGTTAAACTGCACCAGCAATGTAATGACTGTGGTTCTAGTGATGCACTGTCATACAACGAGGACGGGTCTAGTTTCTGCTTTGCCTGTGCTAAGTTCACCCCGTCAGAAGCCACAGGAGGCTCTGTGAGCGACATAAAGGAACGAGTAGTACCCGGACAAGGGTTCGACAAAGCGGCCTTCACAGAGCCATACAAAGGCTATCAGGACAGGGCGTTGACAGCCACTACAATGGCGGCATACTCCGCACAGCAGAAGGCTGGCAACATTCTATTCGGATACCACACCCCACAGGGTGAATTAACTGCAGTTAAAACACGGTATCCAGACAAGCAATTCAAAATATCAGGAGATTGGAAGAAGGCTGGTCTGTATGGTCAGCACCTGTTCCCTTCTGGTGGTCAATACATAACCGTAGTGGAGGGAGAGTTCGATGCCTTGGCAGCCTATCAAATGTTTGGTGGCAAGTATCCTGTTGTGTCTATTCGTAATGGCGCCCAAGGTGCTGCTGCTGATTGCCGCAGAGCCTACGACTTTTTGGATCAGTACGATCATATTATCTTTTGCTTTGACAACGATGATCATGGCCGCTCTGCTGCTGTAGAGTGCGCTGATATCTTTGGTGGTAAGTCGCGCATCTACCATCACGGTGAACACAAAGATTCGTGTGACTACCTACTCAACGGTGACAAAGAAGACTTTGTTAAGCGTTGGTGGGCGGCAAAGACCTACACACCTGATGGCATGGTGATGCTGGGTTCTCTGCGTGAGGCGCTGAAGAAACCATTGGAGGAGGCAGAGGTACGCTACCCATACAAGGGACTAGATGACATGACGTTTGGTGTACGACCTACTGAGCTTGTCACCATCTGCGCTGGCTCTGGTCTAGGTAAGTCCACGTTCATGCGTGAGCTAGTGTTTTCCATACTGTCACAGACTTCAGACCGAATCGGTTTAGCCTTTCTTGAAGAGACACCAGACAGGACAGCGCGTGGTCTAGTGGGACTGCAGATCAACAAGCCTATCCACCTTCCGGGCTGTGACTATGAGCCATCAGAGGTAGATCAGGTGTTCGATAACCTTAATCTAGATGACCGCGTAGTGTTGTGGGACACATATGGATCAAACAAGATTGAGAATGTATTAGCTAGGTTCCGATACCAAGTTAAGGTTCTTGGTGTAAAATATGTAGTGCTTGATCACATATCAATACTAGTATCTGATCAAGATAACGGCGATGAGCGTAAAGCTATCGATGAGATAATGACCAAGCTCAGAATGTTCTGTCAGGAGATGCATATATGTATGTTTGTGGTGTCACACTTGAAACGTCCAGACGGGAAAGGACATGAGGATGGAGCCTATACTAGTCTGGGCCAGTTGCGTGGCAGTGCAGCTATTGCTCAGTTGTCTGATATTGTACTTGGACTAGAACGTAACGCTCAAGCTGAAGACCCTATGGTGCGTAACACTACCAACGTTCGTGTGTTGAAGAATCGTTTTAGTGGACAGACTGGACCTGCTACTGCCTTGATGTATAATAAGGATACAGGCAGACTAACTGAGATATTCGAATGAGATGTAAAGCTTGTGATAAGATAATGACAAACTACGAGCTAACCAAAAAGTTCGGTGGAAGTGGTGAGTTTGTTGATATGTGCAACGAGTGTAGTCGGTTTCTTGCTGAGGATGACTTGACGACAGTAGGTAACATAGACTATGCTGACCTATATGACTTAGAGGAGTTACGTTATGTCGAGGATGAGCAGTTGGATTATGCAACAAGAACAGAACATGGAGATGAGGGAGAGTGGTCATGAACTTACAAAAGGACAACAGCTTGATCTCACCTACTACGAATACTGTGTTTCTAGACATAGAGGCAGACGGCCTGAACCCTACGAAGATACAC